GGTAACTTCCATGACTTTGAACACTACTCTCCTGAGATGCTGGAGTATTGTAAGCGTGACACAGAGGTGACCCGTCACGTAGCACAGGAGCTAGAGAAAGAGGGTAAAGCTTTTAACCCTAGAGCTTATGAGTTAGAGTGTAAGGTCAGGGCTATCTTAGATAAGCAGAAGAAGAATGGCTTTGCATTTAAGATACAAGAAGCTATGATCTTACAGGCGCAGTTGCAGGATGAGTTGCATGAGCTAGAACGTAAATCAGAAGAAGATTTTGATCCTACTATAATTGAATTAAAAACTAAGACTAAGTACATACCATTTAATATTGCCAGTAGGCAACAGATAGCACAACAGCTTATAAAACTAGGATGGAAGGCTAAACAATTTGGTAAGGAGATCGAATTAAAAGATGGTACAATAAAAAGAAATGTAATTATTAACGAAGCAGTCTTGTCAAAGATTGATCTACCAGAGGCCAAGATGTTTAACAGATACTTTCTATTACAGAAACGTACTGGCCTACTAAAGTCTTGGATCATGGCATGTCAAGAAGATAACCGTGTACGTGGTAGTGTGATGACACTACGTACTATAACAGGAAGGATGGCACATGCATCTCCTAATATGGCACAAGTTCCCGCTGTCTATAGCCCTTACGGCAAAGAGTGTAGAGGACTATGGACAGTTGATGATGTATCTAAGTATCGCTTGGTAGGTGTGGACGCCAGCGGTCTTGAACTAAGATGCTTGGCACACTATATGAATGATCCTGAGTATACTGATATTGTATTGACAGGTGACGTACACACGGCCAATCAAAAGGCTGCTGGATTACAGACTAGAGATCAAGCAAAGACATTCATCTATGCATTCCTCTACGGTGCTGGTGCAGCAAAGATAGGTAGTGTAGTAGGTGGTAATGCCAAGCAGGGACAGCAGTTGATAACTAAGTTCTTGAATAACATCCCAGCCCTTAAACTATTGAGGGAGCAGGTAGCTAGGTGGTCTTCTGAAGGTACAGTCCCGGCATTGGATGGTAGGCTGTTACATATTAGATCAGAACACGCAGCATTAAACACTTTACTTCAGGGTGCTGGTGCTATAGTATGTAAGCAGTGGCTTGTTCATATCATGGAACGAGTTATTAAAACTAAATTAGATGTGAGGTTGGTTGCTTCGATACACGATGAGTATCAGTTTGAGGTAGCCATCCCTGACATAGAAAGATTTTGTAGGCTAACAAAGGAGGCAATGACACAGACAACAAAGACACTGAAGATGAAGTGTGAATTAGACTGTGATTATAAAGTTGGAAAAACATGGGCTGATACACATTAAATGCTTGACACTCTGAATCAGGTAGTGTATACTGATGGAGTTGTAGTAGTAGACAAACACAATATCAACAGCCGCAATGGTGTGGCACTAAACACAAGGAAAATTAATATGGCTATTCAACCTCTATATCTAACTGGTAAATGCTATTGGGCCGCTGTCGTAGAGCCTAACAGCACGTTTGAACCTGCTTGGCAAGTTGATCTCTGCCTTGATGCAGATTCAAAAGCTTTAGTAGAAGGTGCAGGTCTAAATGTACGTAACAAAGAAGATGAACGTGGTGAATTTGTCACGTTGAAACGTAAGGTGCAGGGTAAGAACGGTCCACGTTCAGCACCTACGGTAGTGGATTCCCAAAACAATCCTTGGGTTGTTGAAGATGAAGATGGGAATAGTGAGTACAAACTTATTGGGAATGGAAGTGTGGTTACAGTAAAAGCACTTCCCTTTGACTGGAACTATGCAGGTAAGGCAGGTACGTCTGCTGATCTTGCAGGAGTTCAAGTAGTTGAGTTGATTGAGTATGGAGACAAAGGCTTTAAAGTTGTAGAGGGTGGCTATGTTAATGATGCTGCTTCTCAAATGGCTGATCTTAAATCAGATGACATTCCCTTTGGTAACTAAGTGAGGATGGGGTGTTGCATCTCTCTCCGGTGTGACACCCCTATCTTATTATGAAAAATATTAATACAATAGTAGAAGATATCTATGAGTTATTTAATCTCACACCTATAGAACGTGATGAGAAAGAAGTAGATGATCTCATAGATAACTTTGGTGAGATGCTTAAGGTTCACATCAAAGAATTTATGTACAGCAAACCAAGGGACAGTGGAAATCTTAGACTGTCTGCAATAGGAAAGCCTGATAGACAATTATGGTATGATGTTAATACAGAAACAACAGAAGAACAACTACCACCAAGTACACGTATTAAATTTTTATATGGATATATTCTTGAAGAACTTCTACTACTCTGTGCATCTATAGCAGGTCACACAGTAGAGGATCAACAGAAAGAAGTTACAGTAGAGGGAGTACTAGGTCATCAGGATGCAGTTATTGATGGGGTTCTGGTTGATTGTAAGTCTGCTTCTGGATTCAGCTTTAAAAAGTTTGAGTCTAATACAATAGCTGACGACGATCCCTTTGGATACATGGCACAGATATCTGCCTATGCTCAAGCCAATGGTATAGATCAAGCAGCCTTTCTTGTTATAGATAAATCTACTGGTAAGATTTGTTTAACACCAGTACACTCTATGGAGATGGTCAATGCAAGTAGCAGGATTAAGCACCTTAAGGAAGTTGTTAAGGGAAGTGGCGTACCTTCTAAGTGCTATGCTGCTGTTCCTGATGGGAAGTCTGGCAACCTTAAGCTTGCTGTTGGTTGTGTTTATTGTAGACACAAGAGTATGTGTTGGTCTGATGCTAATCAAGGTAAAGGAATACGTACTTTTAAGTATTCAAATGGTACAAGAGAGTTGGTTGAAGTTGTTAAGACGCCTGACGTTGAAGAGGTAACTGCTTAAATGCAGTGGAAATATAGTAAGAAACCTAATCCAAAGAAACACTTTGGGTTTGTCTATCTTATTACAAACAAGAAGACCGGTAAAGCTTATGTAGGTTGCAAGCAGTATTGGCACCCAGTGAAAAGAAAGAAGGGTAGTAGTGCAGCAGCCAAGAGAGAATCTAACTGGCTTATTTATATGGGTTCTTCTAAGTCACTGCTAGAAGATATTAAAAAGTTAGGCAAGAGAAGTTTTAAGTTTGAAATTATAGCTGAGTTTAAAAATAAAAGAAGCCTGAAATACTACGAGCTATACTACCAGATGAAATATAATGTACTGTCTTCTGTCTTAGAAGGTACAGATGAAGCAGCATATTATAATAACTATGTAGGTGGTAAGTTCTATAGGCCAGTACAAGAGTTTGAGGATGAACCAACAAAATATAAATAATATACTAGAGTTACAGGAAGAAAGTAAAAAAGATTCAAGTAATATTTTATTCTTATCTGTTATATACCAAGCTCTATTGGATGCAACTAAGTCTAAAAGTATTACTGAGTCAAGTAGTATTACATCTATAAGAAGAGAAGCTACCAATTGGTTCTTCGCTTCTATAGGTGTGACCAGTGAAAACTTTGAGTTTATATGTGACTACGCTGACCTTAATCCTAATAAGGTTAGGGAGTTTGCATCTTATGTTATTAACTCAGACAATAATAAAGAAGTAAGACATAAACTAAATCTTTTACTAAGGAGAAAAGAACTTGAATAAACATTTAAAGAAACTAAAGATGACGTACTTTCAGCACTTTGTATTTGCTTTACAGCTTGCTGTTGAAAGCCTCTTGACTGCTGTTGTACTTGTGATACATTCGGTATTCCCCTGTCTGTTTACAGACTACTTCTCAAATTGGATTGAAGCATGCCGTATCAGACTTAAACGCTGAAGGAGTTAAGTGGATGGCTGAAGAAAGAGACCACTATATCTTACGAAGAATGAAAGAGGATAGAGAGCAAGTGGAAAAAATACTAGACCATCAAAACAAAGCATTAAATACACAAGTAGGTGGTACTCACTACAAAGATTGTAAGATACAGCCTGTAGAGTATATCTATTCTAACGGGCTTGACTTCCTTGAAGGTAATGTAGTTAAGTATATTACCAGACACAGGACAAAGGGTGATGGTGAAGCTGACATACGTAAAGTAATTCACTACGCACAGATGATACTACAAATGGAATACAATAAAGGAGACTAACCACATGCCTCAGATGACCCACCTTGGCATCAACATTAACCCCGCACAAGATCACTTGTTCGATGAGCTTGGTATTGCTAGGCTTAAAGAATCTTACATGATGGATAATGAGTTGTCTCCGCAAGAGAGATTTGCTTTTGTATCTAAAACATTTTCTACTGATAACGATCACGCCCAAAGACTTTATGACTATGCCTCTAAGCATTGGCTGTCTTACTCTACTCCTATACTATCTTATGGGAGGTCCAAGCGTGGACTACCTATCTCGTGTTACCTTAACTACATTGACGACACTGCTGAAGGGTTAGTAAACAATCTATCAGAGACTAACTGGCTGTCCATGTATGGTGGTGGTGTAGGTATTGGCTTTGGTATTCGTTCTGCTGATGACAAGTCTACGGGTATGATGCCGCACCTAAAGATGTACGATGCCTCTAGCCTAGCCTACCGTCAGGGACGTACACGTAGGGGAAGCTATGCTGCCTACCTAGACATAGATCACCCTGATATTATCTTGTTCTTGGAGATGCGTAAGCCTACTGGCGATCAAAACTTCAGGTGCTTAAACTTGCATCATGGTATTAACATTAGTAATAAGTTTATGCAGCTTGTTGAAGATTGCA